GCAGCACTCTCAACTTGTAACAGTTTGTGACGGGTGCGAATGTTAGTGGCGCCTTCGATGATAGACGCCTCGGTGGCGGTGCGGGAGATGTTCTGCGGCACCCCGCGCAGGTATTCGTTCACACCCGTCACTTCATTAATATCGTTGCGGATCTGGTCGTCAATCGCATACGAATCTGAACTAAGCGGTGTGGCATGAATGGGAGCCAAAATGTTCTGGAACGGCTCATTGCTCTCAATAGCAATAATGTCGTTCACCTTCTCGGAGCGGATAGCCTGTTCAGCCTCAGGGGTGAGCAGGTTGCTCCTAACCATCCACTTCGCAACATTACGCCGCCTATGAGTAATCTGCTGCGAACGAGTCTTGTTCAACTCTTTCTGCAACGAGGACATCTGCTCCAACTCGCCCATATGGTAGGGGGAGTTGGTGAGACGATAGTTAGCCATTTGGATGATAGGACATTCGAGATGTTCGATGAAACGGACGACCTTAGTGCCGCCCGTCAAAAATGTCATCATCCACCTTTCACGCAGATCATAAAATTCGAAAAGAGTCACCCACTCTTCAGGCATCGAATCGTCCAAACGTGCCCTATCCTCTTCACTCATGTGACGGTCATCCAACCCGCCTTCAAAATCTTTCTTAGTTAACGCGAAACGGTCGTCATCAATGAGCTGCTGCTTCGGCATAATGACCCGCTGACACACCCACCTCGCATTCGCAATACCATCACTGAACGGGTCGACCCACACATCCCACGGGTTAACACGTTCAACGAAAAATTCGGCCACATCAACATTGTTAGGAACCTGCTGTCCGTCGCCCGTGAAAACGGGCTTCTCGTTGATGTCGTAGCCCACCTTCACATATCCGTCACCGTAGAGCAGATAGTCGAAAGTGGCATCACGGGTGTGGACTGTGCCTTGAATGTCGTTCGACCGCCAAAGGCGGTTCAAGAACGACTGGAGCAGTTGGGCGCTGTCAGCGCTGGCATCACCCGAATACGGGTCAATAATGAACGACGGGTCCTCGTCAGCGACGAAAGGAAGAAGAGTGTTAATCGTCGAAAACGAAATGTTCACCGACACCAAATCTGCAGTAGCATCCTCAGGGTCGCCCACCCAGGCAGACGAACCATCATACTGGGCGGCGCTCTGCCGCCACTTAGTCTCACGTACCTTCTGACGGTAGTTTTGGCCCTGGATGAGCCTGTCATGCGCATGAGACAGTTTGTCCCGCATGTCCTTGTTGGGTCGCTGGGTGACTTTGCGGTCGTAGCCGATAGTTTCAGCCATTATGCCGCCGCCTGACCTACCCGATACACGGCCAGCCACGTGGTGCCATAACTAGTAGTGGTCGCGGCGACAGTGCGACCCGTGGAATGAAACGCTCGAAGGTCAATGTCATCGCCTGGAACTAGCAGTAGCGGCTGGGCAGAGACCTGACCAGCAGGCGAGAAGGAGGAGCCCAGGTTCTGCTGTGAGGCCACCCTGTTCGTGTTGAGATGTATTGAAATAGAGTTGGGAGTGACCCCACCAGTCGACGCATAGCATCCAACGGCCACATACCATCCGCCAAGACCAGTAGGAATCGTGATGCGGTCGTTAGCCAGGTCAGCGAGACTGTCTGTGTCGTAGTAGGTGCCGTCGAACGTGATGACAGTTGACGCCCCGTTGGGCAGCCCCTGGGTGCCCGACTTTGTGAGCTGACATCCTACAAATTGTGGTTCGAACACGGAGACCAGCATGTCCCGCAAATCTTGTGCACCAATATCACCCTCAGCGTTATTAGCCAGCAGCGTTTGGAGCGCAGCAAGCGTCCTAACAGTATCAGCCATTACAAGCCACCATTAACCTTTCTATGTTCCTTACCTCCAGCAGTCCCAATCGCAGGAGCGAACTTGGCCGCATTCGCGTTCTCAGGGATAGGGTCAGCCATCCCCGCCGCACGCCTGTCAGCGAACATCTTGTTCACATATTCGCGCGTGCCGCCGTCCCCGTTAGGGCCCTGGCCTCGACGCTCCTTAGTAATAGTAGCCGAGCTGAGGGCCACCGTCGCCCACTTACAGGGCCGACAGTTGTCGACGTAGACTGGGTGAGTCTCCCAGTGTTTCATGCTACTTACCTAGGTAAGTGCCTGACGCTCCGCCATCCTTGGCTTTCACGTTAGGATGCTGGGCGTTCTTAGACCCAGACTTCGACTTGCCAGCATTCGGGTTGACCCGATCATGACCCTTGACGGTACCGCCTTGACGGACGGAAGTCTTGTCTGAACCAGGAACCAGCCAGTCGCTAGGCGTCAGATGCGAACCCGTAGGACGGGTCGCAGGCTTGTAGGGCGTCATATGGTCGCCAGTAGGGCCTTGTTTCACAACGTCCTTAGCGGGCGTCAAAGGTGAGCCGTTGGCTTTAGTGTCGCCAGCGCCCCCTTCGCCTTGGTCAAACTGAGGTCCAGTTTTCTTCACTTGAGACATAAATCCTCCTACTTATAGACCAAAGCGTATCATTTGCCTTGGTTAGCGGACGTGAACGTGACGGTCTTCACTATCTTCTCAGTCTCTTCACGTTGACCGAGAGGCATTTCCAACAAATCGGCTGCAGTAACCGCCACATCCGTAAACCAGATAGCATCCACCTCATCATGCGTCGGAGGTTGAACCTGACTGTCCTCCCACAAGTTCACATATTTAGGAGTGTCTAGTACCCCCTGGTAGGCTATGAGAGTTCCCATGACTACGTCGTCATGGTTGCTGCTAGTGGCAGCATACGATCCTTTACCGTCTGCTACGAACGTCCGCGACTCCATGAGGAAGTCAGGGTCGTGCAGTAAGATCGCACTCTCCGTCAGGGCAAAGACAAAGTCGTTGACCATTTTCGGCTTCGTCGCGCGGTCCGTCCTCCAACCATATTGGGGTGTGCGATCTGATGTTCTGAACCTTGCAAACGTATCCATGCGGTAGAGGCGAGGGTACCAGTGGTCGCGGTACAGTCTGTCTAGGGGCAGCACACCCGCATTGTTCCTCTCCACAACCACCAAAGCCTTCCAATATTCCTCCGCTAGCCATACTATGAGTTCATCCAAATATGAGACAGGGATGGATGACTTGCAAGAAGCCATCTGCTCTCCTGTGTTTGAGTCAAAGACAGTGACATATGAGAAGTCTCCATGTTCGAGGCCCTCGGCCACATCAGCTCCCACCACATATGAAGGCTTCCACTTAGGTCGCCCCTCCTCGTCTCTGATGACTCGTGGGGGCTTCCACTGTATGACTTCAATATCTGCGATTTGTCCATCCTCTAGCTCCTTCGCTCCTTCGCCCACAATCCAGGCGAAACGTTTATGCGGGTCAATGGCATGAAAACAGTCATCCAAAATGTCAGCACCAAAAGCGACCCTACCCGACTTGGCGAACGCCTCTTCAGGGTTCTTGGGGTACTCCTGGTAGAAAAGCCACTCCCGCCCCCGAAACGACGCTTTAGCATGATCATACCAGGCTTCATCTCGAGTCGTAACAACATCCCACGGGAAGAAAATCCCTTTCCACACACTATCGTCCCGCTCTGAGTCCAGCCAGACTTCGTGGAAAAAGTTCCCCATACCGTTCGCCGTGCTAAAAAGCATAGCAGGACCGTACACGAGCGGTTCAACAGCACCCCAAATGTCTTCAGCATACTCCATGAACGCACACTCATCTAGAAGCGCTCCATATACAGCATCTCCACGACCCGTCGATCCAGTTGCTGGAACGCTCTCAATACGACTCCCATTAGCGAATACGATAGCTGACTGGGTCTGCTGCTCCATTTTGGGGAGCATGTCGCGCATCCATTTAGGTAGCCGATAATAGGCGTATACAGCCTTATCAAGCATCTTCTGTGCAGCACCCTCAGTACGTGAGACAAATAGCCAAGGATGCTCAATGTTAAAAAGAACGTCGTGGACAGCCGTTGCGACTCCAATCGTGGTCCATCCAATCTGACGTGCTTTGAGCCCAATGATGAGACGGTTGGTATCAATGTCCTGGGCGATCTGACGTTGATACTCTCGCAGCTTGAACAGTTTGGCGCCTTCCCCAACAATGGGGATGTAATAGTAGTTCTCGAAGAAAAAGTCTTTCGAGAGTCGACAGGCGGCAAGGATTTCAGCATGCGTCAAGCAGTCACCTCATAGCCTTCATCCTTAAGCGCCTTCTTGATAGCAACCAAGTGGGCTTCGGTCAGATCATCCTCCTTGACTTCGCGCGGTCCTGTGTCGATGTGCGGGAGGAGGACTTTCGACGCCTGTATGGCGGCGGTGTCTGTGCCGTTTGATATGATATCCATGAGTCTTCCAAGTATTTCCCCGTGAAATTTGATACCCCACTTGGTCTTAAGCATGCGCAGCTGCTCCTGAAACTGTGGGGTGTTCTCCCATAAATACAAGGTAGAACGGGCGACTCCGAGTTTGACCGCCATGAGTTCCTTAGTAGGCGGATCACGTTCGACAGGCGGCGCCATAAGCCATTCCAAATACGCATTTT